CCAGGCGGCGAGCGGCGACTTTGCCATTGCCGTGCAAACCCTGACGGAAATGGGCGAGGATATCGACAAAGCCACGGCCAAGGCCGCCGCGCGGATCGATAAGTTGTACAGCGGCGAATATCGCAAGCAGGGCCAGGACGCGGCGAAGGTCACGCACGATTACCGCAAAGAGCTGGAGCGCCAGAACGCCGAAGTCGACAAGGGAGCGCAGGCCGCGCAGAAGGCGACCGAGGCAATCGACAAACAGATCGATGCGTTGAAAGAGCAGGCCGCGACGGTGGGCATGACCACCACGCAAACCACGCTCTACAAACTCGCTCAGGACGGGGCGACCAAAGCCCAATTGGAAAGCGCCGCCGCTGCCCTGGCAATCGTCGACGCATACGATAAAGACCAGAAGGCAATCAAGGACAAAACCGAGCGCCTGGACAGTTTCAATAAGGTCCAGGAATCGACGTTCACCGATGGGCAAAAACTTTTAAACGACTATCAGAAGGATGTCGAAACGCTGCGCGCGTCGTTGAACAAAGGCGACATCAGCCAGACGGAATACGACAACGTGATGGACGGCCTGGACAAAGGGCTGTCGAAATCTCAGGACAAGTTGACTGAAACCAAGGACGCCATGAGCGTGTTTGCTGATGAGGCTGCGCGCAACGCTCAAGACTCGTTTGCCGATTTCCTGTTCGATCCGTTTGCCGATGGCGTGGACGGCATGGCTGCGAGTTTCGGCAAAGTCTTGCAACGGATGGTTGCCGAGGCTGCCGCCGCGCAAATCATGGACACCATGTTTGGCAAACTCGGCACGGATGGCAGTCGTGGAGGCGGGTTGTTTTCGGCCGGCCTGGAAGCGCTGGGTTCGCTCGTTGGTATCGGTGGATTCGGTGGCGGCAAGGCAGTCGGCGGGCCGGTGGAGGCCGGCAAGCTGTACGAGGTAGGCGAGAACAACGCGCCTGAAATGTTCATGAGCAACGGCCGGCAATACATGATCCCCGGCAACAGCGGGAGCATCAAACCGCAGGGTGCGCCCGGCGACCGCAGCACTCAAATTTTTAACATCAACACGCCAGACGCGAACTCGTTTCGTGCCTCCCAGCGGCAAATCGCCCGCCGCGCCAAACAGCAAATGAGTATCACATGAGCCGATTCCTGGACCTGTACCTGGACCGTTGCGTTCCTGGTTATCCGTGCATGTCATCGCCGCGCTGGTCGACATCGATCACGCACTCGGACTCAGGTGCGGAGCAAGCCAACCAGCGGTGGGAACATCCGTTACACCGCTACACGCTGCCGCAGGCGGTACGCGATCACGATGTCTATGAGGCTGTGCGCGATCACTGGCTAATCGTGCGTGGCCCGCTGCGCAGCTTTCCGTTTCGCGATCCGTTGGACTTTGCGTCGCGTGCGCTGACCCGACCGAACTTTGTCCCGACAGTCACCTTCAGCGATCAGGTGTTGGGCACGGGCGACGGAATTACCGTGGCGTTCCAACTGGTCAAGACCTACACGCGAGGCGCGGAATCCTACACGCGCAACGTGGTTCATCCGGTGGTTTCGACAGTCAAGGTTTCGGTCAACAACACCGACCCCGCGTCACTTCTAATCCCGCTGACCTGGACGGTCGACCGGGCCACTGGCGTCGTCACGTTTAGCGGTCCCCCCGCGCCTGGAGCCGTGGTCCGTGCCGGGTATCTGTACGACGTAGAAGTGCGCTTCGAGTCCGACGAATCCTTTGATGGCCTGTTGCATGACTACGGTGTGTCGGGCTTTGCCGATCTGGTCCTAATCGAAATCCGTCCTTGCTAATTTTTGAGGTGATCTATGGCTTTGCTCTGGTGTGATGGGTTCGATCATTACGGCACGTCCGCGAGAATGACTGATGGTCCGTATGCCGAAGTTGTAAGCAGCTCGTTTGCTTTGAGCACCACAAACCCGCGAACCGGCACTTACTGTATGCGGAAGCAAGGAGTGCTGACGCTCGACGCCTATATTCGCCGGGTCCTGGGCGGATCGAAAACAACCGTCGGGCTGGGCCTCGCGGTTTACATGGACCATCTGCCGTTCGCCAATGACGCCTATTGCCTTTACGATTTCCGCGACGCCGGGAACGTGCCCCAGATTAGTGTCGTAGTTCAATCGACGGGGACCATCGCGATTAAGCGGGGGACCGCCGCGACGGGGGGCGGTAATACTTCAACGACGCTCGGCACAACGAGCGTCCCGGTCGTAACGGCGAACGCTTATCAGCACATCGAGACGGCGGTATTTTTCAGCAATACAGTCGGGACGGTGGAGGTCCGCGTTAACGGTGTCACCGTACTATCCCTAACCGGCGTCGATACCGTATACACGGCGAACGTCGAATGCAGTCAAGTCGCGGTCAACTGCGGATGCACGGGCCTGTCTATTCAACATTTCGTCACCTCCGATATTGACGACATTTTTTGCTGGGACACTACCGGGAGTTACAACAACACGTTCATCGGTGACCGCCGTGTGTTGACCCTATTCCCTGATGCCAATACGGCGACCGCCGACTGGACGGCTGTAGGCGCCGCCTCTGGATATCTGTGCATCGACGAGGCCAACCCCAACGACGACACTGATTACATATCGGCCGCCACTGTCGGGCAAGTTTCGCAGTTCGGTTTGCAGAATTTACCGTCCGGGATTTCGGTTGTGAGCGCGGTTGTCATGGTCGAGCGTGCGCGCAAGACCGATGCGGGCACGGCCAACACAAAAGTGTCTGTCGTGTCCGGGGCATCGTCGGCGGCTGGCGCGGATAAACCGCTAACCGAAATTTACACTTACCGCCAAGACGTGTTCCAAACCGACCCGGTTAGCGCCGCACCGTTTACGCCCGCCGACGTTAATGCCCTGCAATTCAAAGTCGAACGGACGGCCTAACGATGGCCGTCTATACAATCAGCTTTGGCACGGACACAACCGGGGCGGCACCGACCGGCTGGACAGCCCGCTGGACCTCGACGGGGGCGACGTGGCTTGTGCGCGCCGACGCCTCGTCGACGGCGGGTAAATACCTGGAATTTGCACGGACCACCACCGCGCGCCGCCTACTGTCCTACGATTCGATTGATAGCGATTCGGGCCGGGATAACGCTGAGATATTCGCCCGGTACACCACTACCGGGATAACCGAGGCCTATCAGTTTTGGTTGGTCCTACGCGGCTCGGGAGCGGCGGCAACAGAGGGGGGATACGTCTTTACGAATCTGAACCCCACACAAGTCCAGATCGCGAAACTTGTCTCGGGGACCTTGACCGCGCTGGCGACCGTAACCGTGCCGACGATGGTGAACAACACCTATTACAGCTTTCGGTTTCGCGTCAACGGGACGGCGCTCAAGGCGAAAATATGGAAAGGTCAAACCGACCCCGAGCCGTCGACGTGGGATATCGAAATCACCGATTCGGCTATCACCGGGACGGGGTACGCCGGTATCGGCAACACTTCGAATTTCGGGGTTGCGCGTTGGGATGACGTGGCATTCGGCACCAGCGGCGATACCGCCGCATTCCCCACCTCGGCCGAGGCTCGGCAAACGCAAGACGCTTTACTGGTACTTGAGCACGGCGATACGTCCGCGCGGGTGACACAACTGGCGACGCTGGTTTTCGACGCTCCCGCCCCGAACATTCGGGACACGCAAATTGTTGCGTTGGTAATGGGCAAGCCCTCGGCCCCGCTACGCGCGACGCAATATGCCGCTTTACCCTTGGTCGAGTTCCACGCCGATACTCCCATCACTCAAATGTCCGCGCTTGTCCTGGCCGATTACATCCCATGTACAACGCAATGGGCGCAGACGTGGACGATTACTCGAACCGATGGTCAAGTCTTCGCGTTTACTTCGCTCGACCGACCACTGACGTTCCGGGGTGTAGTGCATAGCCCATGCAATAGCCTGAGCGCTACGGCCACCGAGCAGTCGACGACGATCGGTGCGAACGGGAACATGGAGCTGCTGGGGATTATTTCCGACGCCGGTATCAGCGAACAGGAGCTGTACAACGGCCTGTTTGATTTCGCGGCTTTTGAAATCTGGATGGTCCCGTGGCTCAACCACAGCGGCGAGACACCGTTCCGTCTGATGGCTGGCACCACCGGCACCATGAGCCACGGCACCGAAGGGTTCAGCTTTGAGGTGCTGACCGCCTCGGCCAACTTGCGCCAACGCGGGCTGATGGAAAACTTCACAGCATCGTGTCGGTACGGGTTCGGATCGACGCTTGATTCGCGGTGCCCGGTCAACTTGGCAGCGATCACCGTCGCCGGATCGGCTACGTCGACGGCGGTGCCGGCCGCGAGCAATACGGCAACGCGGCGGATTCTGATCGACAGCTCGCGCGCTGAAGCGGCCGGGCACTTCGACCTCGGTATTGTGACGTTCACTGGTGGGGCCAACGCTGGGGCATCGAGCGAAATCAAACGGTTCGAAGGCGGTGTGTTCGTGCTGTGGTCGCCGCTGCTGTACCCAATTGAAGTCGGTGACACATACACCGCAACCCCTGGCTGCAACAAATCCCCGGCCGATCATATGCGGTTCAACCCGGACATGATCGATTACGGCGGGTTCCCTGTCGTGCCCGGTAGTGATGCCATTAACCAGTTTCCAGACGCGAAGGGATAACTATGCGCGAGCGAATTGTCACCGAGGCCCGGCGCTGGATCGACACGCCGTACCACCATCAGGCGTCACTGCGCGGTGTCGGTGTGGATTGTGTCGGGCTGATTCGCGGCGTCGGTCATGTGACCGGCGCACTGCCTGACGACGCCGAGGCATGGGCGCGGTTTGGTGGTTACAGCCGCATACCCAACCCGCGCCGAATGGGCGAAGGGATGCGCCAATTTTTACGCCCGCTCGATGGTGCGCCTCAGGAGGGTGACATTGCGTGGTTGCAGTGGCGGCCAGACTTGCCAATGCACCTCGCGATTCTCGCCAGTGACCACCGGGGCGGTGCGACGCTGATCCACTCCTATAGCGAGGCGGGCGGTGTCGTCGAGCATGGGCTGACGCCTGAGTGGCTGGCGCGTGTCAAAAGTTGGTGGGCCTATCCGAATGTTGAGGGCGACACATGAGTAGCGTCGGGCAAGTAGTCGGCGGCGTTGCCGGTGCCGTTATCGGATTCTTTACGCCGGTCGGCCCGATCATGGGCGCGCAAATTGGCATGACGGTCGGCGGGATTATCGACCCGCCAGACGGCCCCGAACTTGAAGGCCCGCGCCTGCAAGACAAGCAGGTCATCGTCTCGACCTACGGCAACGCGATTCCGCTTATCTATGGTGCGGAGAACCGGTGTAGCGGCAACGTGATCTGGTCGACTGGCCTAATCGAAACCGCCGAGGAAGAGGAGTCAGGCGGCGGCAAGGGGGGCGGCGGTGGCGCATCGACTACGACGTACAGCTATCGCATGAGCTTTGCCCTGGCGATGGGTGCCGGCACGATGGTCGGCGTAAAGCGAATCTGGGCAAACTCGAAACTGATCTATGACTCGACCGGGCTTACGCTGCCGGCCGTCGATCCGGTGAACGGGCAGATCGTTACTAAAGCGATGGGCACGCACGCGGTCATGGAGGAAATGCACTTCTGGCCCGGCTCGACGGTGCAGGTGCGCGACAGTTGGATTCAGTCGATTACCCCCACGACACCAGCATATCGAAATGTCGCGTACATCGTTTTTAAAGACATGCAACTAGCTGACTTCGGCAACCGCCTCCCGAACATCGAGGTGGAAATTGCCGGGAGCGCGGTCACGAACGTGGCGGCGGTGGTGCATGACATCGCCCGGCGTGTCGGGGTGCATGACATTTCGGTCGCCGGGCTGAGTGACGAGCTGCGCGGTTTGGTGATCGCGCGGTCGGTCCAGGCAAGCGGGGCGCTGACACCGCTCGCCGTCGCGTTCAATTTCGACTTGGCAGAGCAGGCCGGGCAAGTGCGATGCGTTAAGCGGGGCGCAGGCATGAAGGGCGTTGTCCCGGTGGGCGATATGGGTGCCGTCCAGGGGGCAGACAACGCGACCGAGCCGGCACGCTTCAAAGCAGTCACTGCGTTGGAGATGCCGAAAACGGTTTCGCTCACGCACCTCGACCCGGCATTGGATTATCAGATCAACAGTCAGCGCGCATTTAAAGACCTGGGCGACGCGGCAAACATTATCAGCGTCGAACTGCCGCTGACGCTGGGTGTCGATGCCGCGCGCCGTATCGCAGACCGCACACTATGGGAGGCATGGACCGCACGTCGTAGCGTGACGTTTTCGCTGACCGACAAGTGGGTTCGCCGCGCGGCTGGCGACGTGCTGGGTGTGCTGGTGGACGGCCAGATCATCCCCTACAAAGTGGTCCGCATTTCGCGCGGTGATAACGGGGTGTCTACCTTCGAGGCGCAGCGCGATGACCCTGAGGTCTATACATCGACCGCGCTTGGCACGGACGGCAACCTGCCAAGCAACGTGGTCAAGTTCCCTGGTGTGACTCGTCTGATCCTGATGGATATGCCCATTGTGCAAGACGCCAACGATGACACTGGGTTCTACTGGGTGGTCACTGGCGAGTCGGCTGGCTGGCGCGGTGCTGATGTGCGCCGCTCCATCGATGGCGGCTCGTCCTATTCCAGCATGAGCAAGGTTGGCGTCCGCTCCGTGATCGGTGATGTCCCGGCTGCGCTGCCGGTCGGCCCGACTGATTTTTGGGACCGGGGCAATACGCTAACCGTGACGCTCGACTATGCCGGTTCGACCCTGGAGAGCATCAGCGAAGACCTTGTCATCGCTGGCTATAATGCGGCGTGGTTGGGTCCAGCGTCCGGCCAGGGGGGTGAAGTGATCCAGTTCGCAACGGCGACCCTGGTTGGCCCTGGACAGTACACGTTGAGCAACCTGCTGCGCGGACGCCTGGGCACCGAGGCGAACACCACGCACGGCACGAACGAAGTGTTCGTGTTACTGCACACTGCCACGCTCGGCCGTAGCGAATTCGGCCCGGCCGACTGGTATTACTCCCGGCTGTTCAAACCGGTCAGCGTCCTCACAAACGAAGTCGATACAGCCGCGCAGGCGTTCACCAACAACGGCGTCGGCAAAATGCCGAAGGCGCCGGTTCACGTTGAGGGTGTGCGCGACGGCTCGAACAATCTGTCGCTGTCCTGGGTGCGCCGGTCCCGTCTTCAAGTGCCCGGCCTGGGGCTTGGCCCTGTGCCTCTGGGCGAACTGACCGAGGCGTACTCCATAGACATCTACAGCGGGGCTAGCGTCGTGCGGACGATCACCGCTACTACGCCCGCCGCAAGCTACACCGCCGCCGAGCAAACCGCTGACGGGCTAACCCCTGGCAACCCGGTCACACTTCGCGTCTATCAACTGAGCGACGTTCGCGGCCGGGGCTTTCCCGCCATCGCGACCGTATGAGGAAATTATGACCACATCCGCCGACCTCGGTATCAGCTACATCGCCGGCCAGCAAGCGCAACCGGAAATCACGCACAACACCGCGCTGAATCAAATTCAGATTCTAATGACGGGGGTGATTAGCGTCGCGCTGAATACCCCTCCCGGCTCGCCCGCGCAGGGTGACACATACATCCTCGGCGCAAGCCCGACCGGGGCATGGGCCGGCCGGGCGAATTGCCTCGCCGGTTACTTCGGCACCGGTTGGGTATTCGTGCCGGGCAACACCTCGGCCGGTACACCTATCACAATGGGCGCTCGCCAGGAGGGTCTGCGCGTCTGGAGCAAGGCCGACGATAAAGCCTATGTGTGGAGCGGGACGGCGTGGGCGGCGATTGCCGTGGGGATGGCTAACCCCATGACCACGGCGGGCGACCTGATAACCGGGGGCGCCTCCGGTACGCCTGGACGGTTGGCAGTCGGAACCAACGGTTTTGTATTAACGGTTGTTGCTGGCGCTGTTGCGTGGGCGGCGGCCACCGGGCTGACCAACCCAATGACGACCACGGGCGACATCATTTATGGGGGTGCCTCTGGTGTCCCGACTCGCCTTGCGGCTGGCACTAACGGGCACGTCCTGACGTTGGCGGGTGGCGTTCCGACATGGGCGGCGGCGGGTGGTTCACAACTCGGGATTGCCAGCGCTATCGCGAGCGGCGACGTATACCCGATGTTTAAACCGGTCGGGAATATGGACGTCCAGGCACCGACCAGTACGACCCGAACGCAATTTAACGTCGCTGAAATCGACGCGCCGATAACGATTACTGACATTGTGTTGGCAATCCGCACGACCTCGGCCGGGCAGACTATCGATGTCGGGATTTATCAGTTTCTTGGGTGCGGTAAGCCGGGCACTTGTCTTGCGAAGGGACAAATCAGCACGACCACGGCGGGGAAAATCTTGGGTTCGGTTGGCACTCCCGTAACGCTGCAACCGGGTTTGTATTACATCGCCATTCATGCCACCTCGACGGCGCCGACCTTCGCGTCAAGTCACGCCAGTTATCAATGGGTGCAACATATCCCGCTCGCGATTACGAACGGGTTTGAATACTTGGCGGCGGTTGGTAACCATTTCGAATCGCTACTAGTTAACGACTCGACGCTACCGGGTGGCGCGTACACCTATGGCATGAACCTAACCGGGTTCACTATGAGTTCGACAAGTATCTTTGACTTCCTTTCCGTGTTCCCGCTTGTGGGCCTCAAGAAACAATAAACCCGGCACATGACCGGGTTTATTATTCGGCGGTTATGGGTTTTTCGGGGGCGCGTCGTATTCGCTGATTTTCCAGGTCCGGACTACATCAGCGCCATACTCTGAGTTCCATTGATTGAACGTGCCGTCGCGATTGCCACGCACGGTTAGTTCTTCGCCGGTATGCGGGTTTTTGAAAACCCGGATTTTGACGCCGTTAAACACACGGGTTCCAGTGCCCGGCTTCTTGGCCGGCTTCTTGGCTGGTGTCTTTTCCGGCGCGATGTCCAGGGCCAGCAATTCATAGAGCGCCGCACGCGAAGTCTTATGCTCTGCGCAAAATTCCTCTAGCGCCGCATCAAGTTCTAGCGCCTTCCTGAGGTCCGGGTTTTTTTTCATTTCTTCGAAGGCGGTGAACTGCATAGCGAGCGCGCGCTCGGCGGCCTTGAAGTCAGCGATTGTTGTCATGGTGGTGCCGTCCCTGTGGGTTGGTTTAGTGGGGTTGTTTGGATTCGATGAGGCACATGATACTGACTAGGGCAAATGCCGCTGATGCGACCTTATCATTACTAGCCTTTGCTAAGATGGCCTTTAGCTCTTCGACAAGATCGGCAACCTCAGTTTTCTGCGCGGTTGGCAAAGTGCCTATCATGGCCTGGATCATCGCCAGCTTAATCATGTCATCGTTCATTACTGTGGCCCGCCATCATCAGCCGCTGTTTTTTGGGGTGAATCGAAGAGGCGACAGTAATGGCGCCGATAATTCTGAGCACCGCCGCCGCGACACTCACGTCGCTCGCTGAATCGATTACGTCGTCAATCTGTTGCAACAGGTTCTTCACTTCGCCGCGCTGTTCAATTGTTAGCCATGCAAACTGACTAATAATTTTGTCCAGGGCTAATAGGTTCTGCGCCTCTTTATTCATCATTGCGTCCCGCCATAGCTGACCATCTGCTCAGCGCTGACAAGTGCCAGCGCGACAAACACAAGATGCCGGTCATTGCCAGCATCATTAATCATCTTGCGGATTAAATCCGCATGTCTCTCAACGAATGCGCGCCCGGGTTGCTCTAGCAATTCGATGTCGCCCAACAAGCGTTGGAGCTTGAATTCGTTTCGCGTCATCATTCCCCCCCACTTGTAATATCAATCAAATTTCTCGCACACACTAAAGTGAGTGCCATCGATGCGACAGCCTTATCGCCCGCCGCATCAACCGTCGCTTGCAACTGATCGACCAGCCGCATTACTTTGATGCGCTCGTCTTCGGCCAACAATTCGATGTGCTGCCGAATGACATAGAGGTATGCGTGGTCCCTGTTCATGCTCGCTTCGCTCCCACGGTATATTCGATTTCCTTGGCGGTCGTCTTGAGGTGCTTGAGGACTTTTAGGCCAAAGCTGCGCGCTTTCTTGCCGGCTTCAATTTCCGCCTCGACGGCGGTCATATTGAATTCGGTATGATAGAACGGTATCTCCCGCCAATCTGCGTCACGCACTTGAAGAATGACTTCTAGTTGGCGTTTGAAAAGCGTCCGTGGTTCTACATGCTTGCGTTTGGGTGCTTCTGGTTTTGGCGGGGGAGGAACGCCGAGAGTAGCGCGCAGCTCTTTCTCAAGTGCGGCCTGCCGCTTGGCTGTCTCACTGGCCTGTTCAACACCGGGCGGCGGCGGTGTAACTGAGGGTATTGTTTGAAACTCAAAAGACGCGAGCAATAATTCCGGCCGCTCTTGCGGGGCCGGCTTATCTATTCCAAGTGCTTCACGCATTTGATCCTCAAGTGCCTTGAGGTCTTCGGTCTGGCGCGATATCGAGGGGGCGGCGAATTCTATTTGATCGGGGCTAAGTAACTGCAACTCTCTAAGTTGCCGCTTCTTGGCCTTGCGCATTGATCGCAGCTCTTGAAGTGTGGGCGGTGCAGGTGGTGGCTCAGCGCTAGAGAGAAAATCATGTATCAGGTGTTCACGGTGGGCGAACTTGGCAAAACCTAAACTTGAATTCAAAGCCATGCGGTTACTCCTACGGTCCTTGTTTCCCTGAATCGCTTGCGGTGGTGGGCCGACGCGAATTTGTTGGCATATGTGTACCGTCCATCGGCGGAGGCGTCAATACCGTAGGTTATTTTTTTCGCGTCCAGGCCGATGTGACAGGTACGTCGCTCGGTAGGGTACGGGGCCGGTCGCCCTGGTGCAACGATGGTACAATTTTGGTACAACGGTTGTACCAAAGCATGATGTACCACGCTTCATGGTCATGAGTGCTTATGCAATGGTTTCAATACCTTGACGTAAAAAATTGAAGCAAATCAACGGGCAAAATTGGATTCGAAATCCGTTGAAGTGGCAACATTTCCTAGGGTTCAAATCCCTATCTCTCCGCCAAAATCAAAGGCTTAGCGGCTTACCCCCGCTGGGCCTTTTTGCTTTTGGTACAATTTTGGTACATCGGTTTAAAACCGGGCTATCCTCCTGTTTCCAACCAACTGGAAACGGGCACCTCCAAATGGCTACTTATCAAAAACGCGGCACCGCTTGGCGCGCACTGATCCGGCGCAAAGGCTACCCAACCCTCACCGCTACCTTCGACACGAAAGCCGAGGCAACCAAATGGGCCAGCGGCATCGAGGGCGATATGTCCCGCTCGAAGTATGTCGATAATAGTAAGGCCGACCAGACCACTCTGGCCGTCGCATTAGAGAAGTACACGAAAATCAGCGACGCCAAGAAGGGGGCGAAACAAGAGGCCGTTCGCATTAAGCGCTGGCTCTTACATCCGCTCTCTGAAAAGTATCTGAGTGCTATTACTTCGTCCGACCTTGCCACCTATCGAGACGAGCGCCTAAAGCAAAATGTCGCAACCGCCACTGTGCGCCTCGAACTTGCAATCATCAGCCACCTCTACACCATCGCGGCGAAAGAGTGGCACATGACCGGGCTGGTCAATCCCTGCACGGATATTAGACTGCCGAAGGGGAGCAAGGAGCGGGACCGCCGGCCGACCAGCAATGAACTCAAAAAGATATATGAGGCGGCCAAGGCGATTAATCGCGAGCTGCCGATCATTATCGAACTTGCGGCTGACACGGCAATGCGCCGCACTGAGCTGGTGATGCTCCGCCGTGAGCAGATTCGGGGGCGGGTGGCATACTTTGAGGACAGTAAGAACGGATCGCGTCGCGCGGTGCCATTATCCACGCGCGCGCTTGAATTGATCAAAAGTTTGCCCGCGCGAATTGATGGTCGGGTCTTTAGTATCTCGCCTCAATCGGTCAGTAACTATTTCCCCCGCGCGTGCGAGGCGGCTGGCGTGGTCAACTTGCACTATCACGACTTGCGCCATGAGGCGACCAGCCGGTTGTTCGAGCGCGGCCTGGATATAATGGAGGTGGCCGCAATTACCGGGCACAAGACCCTGGCAATGCTCAAACGCTATACGCATTTGAACCCCGAGAACCTTGCTGACAAATTAGCGTGACGCTACCAGACTCGGCGGCTCTTTACGGGGCCGCCCCACCTTCAACGAATGATGCTCCCCCGCTTCAAAATCCCTCAGATACTTGCGCACCGTCTCCAGACGCCAGCATATCCGCGACCCCTGCTTATAGTACGGGGGCAACCAGTCTGGCCGCGCTTGTACTGCGCTGCGAATCGCCGCCTCGGTGCGACCCATCAGTAACGCCAGCTCTGGTACATGCAGAATTTCAGGTTCCATTTCCCTACCCCCTACACTAATTCGTCGCGCGTGACCGGCGACCATTCGCGTTCTGTTTGATCCATGAGTGTCTCGCTCATCGTCGCCATGCTGGAACGATCGACGCGCGGGAGATCGTCGGTAAAGAAGCATGTCCCTGGTGCGGTCTTTGATTTCGTCTCCGCCGCGACGATCTTGGAGTAGTCGCGTTGCCACGCGTGCAGTGCGTCTCCAGGACGGGCGGGCGTCACTTCAAAGTCGTGCGGGTCTCCGAATTCGTCCAGGGTCCAGAACAGGTCCGCCGTTTCATTTACTACGGCGAGGCCGATCTCACAGAAGCCGAGAAACTTCGCGCTCTCGGCCTTGCGGCGAAATAAATAAACCAACATCAGACGTCCTCCTGGTCATGGGCGGCGAGAAACTCGGTCAGCTCTTTGCTCAACTCTTGTGCGCCAATGCTGGGGTATTTGCTGACATACGCCTTGGCCCGCTGGAGTAGTGCGAGTGCCTGGGCCAGCGCCGCCGCTGTGATCTTTTCTTGTTTGGTCATGCTGGCCCCCTGGTCTTTGAAAGCGACGGTGTAATGATTACACCGTCGTTTGATTACGCGCCGGCCAGATGTGGCAGTGGCGCAAAGGGTATGTCGTCGTCATAGAAGTTAGTGTCAGGCGGTGCGGCCTGCTGGCTCTGCTGCTGTGGTGGGCGCTGCGCCTGTTGCTGTGGCGACTGTTGCCCGTTCGGATTACCGCCGAGCAGTTGTAGCTGGCCGCGCATATCGACGATTACTTCGGTCGTGTAGCGCTTGATCCCGTCTTTCTCCCACTCCCGCGTCTGCAACTTGCCCTCGATATAGCACTGAGAGCCTTTGCGTAAATACTGCGCGGCGACTTCTGCGACCTTCCCAAATAAACAGACGCGGTGCCATTCGGTTTTTTCGACCGGCTGCCCTGATTGCTTGTCCGTCCATTTCTCGCTGGTCGCCATGCTGATCGTCGTCACCGCGTTACCGTTGGGCAAGTAACGGCTGTCCGGGTCTTGCCCCAGAGTGCCAACCAAAATGACTTTGTTTACTCCACGCGCCATAACTACCTCGGGATGTTGAGAGTGATGTGATCGACCAGCGCCAGGAACTCCGCGCGCCGCTCAGCGAGCTGAATCAATTCCTCTTTAAAGTCGTCGCGGTCCTGGCGGTATATGACCAACTGCCCGGCCGGAGGGAAGTCGCTACAGTAGCTCGCGAAGTCGACCCAATCGCGGCCGGAGCAGTCCAGGTGCCCGACTAATTGCCAGCGGTATGCCGGA